ACCCTCGCCGCCAAAAACCATATCAGGCGCTTCCAAAACATGGTTGCCGCTCAACGGGGCAACTTTTTGCGCCAAAAGCTTATCTGCGGCTTCCTTGCCAATAACTGCCGCAAGGCCATTTGGCTCAAGATTTTCTGGGTGTGTTTGCCAACCATTTACGCCCTTCTGAACGTAACTAAGTTCTTTCAGTTCTGGGTCGTAGGCAATGCGATCAACGTGAGTGCTCAAATCATACCGCTTCGCCTGCTGCGCGCCCGGCGTCCACGCGATGGCGTCGTAATTGCCGCGCGCGGCCTCTATCAGGGCGCGTTTGATAAGAAGATCTGTCCAATCCGACGTATTTTCAACAAAGGGGGCGGTTTGAAGGCCGCCCGTGTGTCCGTTGCGCGTCGTCGCCGAGCGGATCGCTTCAGCCTCTGAGGAGCCGTAGAGACCAACCTGCGTGTTGTTGTTGTCGATGACGTACCAATCGCCATTGGCGTTTTGATGGGTTGACCAGCCCTGCGGAAGCTGACCGGGAGCCTGAACGAACCCCTCCTTCCGGCCCTTCTGCCCGTACTCCGACTGCGCCTCTTCCAAATGCAGCACGCGGCGGCCCTCCGGGTCGACACGCTCAGACATGCGCATGTGCGCGAGGACGTTCGGCTCGTTGTCGAAGTGCGGAGAAAGATAAGGGCGCTCCATCTGCTGCGCCGCTGCGACTTCTCGGTCGCGCTTGAGGATCAACGCTCTCATCTCACCATTGGCGTCACGGGCGTAGTCCTGCGCACGAGCGAAGTCATTGCCTGTGCTGTTCGGGTCGGCGTAGATCCGCTTCACCTCGTCGTTCAGCGCCTGATGCTTGCGGGTCAGCTCGGCGATAGGGTCGTCATACTTTTGGTTGAGAGCCCTGAACACACCTTGGGGGTCTTTCATCGTCAGCAGCAGCTCGCGGTAGTTCTCGCCGCCGGGGAGCGTGTATTGCTGGAATTTGGGGTCTAGTTCTTCAGGAAATTTCTCATCGATAATTGAGTAGTATTCTTTCTCCAGCTCTTTCCAGCGCGGGGTTTCCGCTGGCACGCGGCCAGCGGCAAGCTCACGCTTGGAGATATCACCCGTTTCTTTAGTGATTGCCGCAAGTCGTTCAATTCGCGCGCGAGATTTTGACGCTATCTCAGGGTCCGCCCCCAACGTCTTCTCGCCCAACTGCACCTCGTTGCGGCGCAAGTACTCGGCGATCTCGTCGCGCGTGACGCTCTTCTTGTCCTTAATCCAGTCGTTGAAGCCCGTAGCCTTTAGCTCCTTCTCCTTGACGCCCTTGAGGCCCAAGAGCATCTTGCGCATCTGCTCGCCCGTGCCCTTGGCCTGCGGGATCTCATTGGCAGCCTCGGCGGCGCGCGAGAAGAAGCCCATAGGGTTCAGCTTGCGGACGACGTTGAGGGCTTTCGAGACGTCTGCCATCTTACTGCTCCGTCAGCGGGGGCTCGTTGCTCTGCAGGCGCTGCAGCATGTCGGGGTCAAGCATGCCTTGGATGATCGGCAGGCCCGACGGGTTCTTCGCGATGTCCTGCGCCAAGCGCACGGCGGCGAGCCTCTCACGGCTCTCGCGTTCGCGCTCGCGGTTCTGGCTGTCCACGCCAAGCTCCTGACGCTTCATTGCCATCTCAAGCTCCGTCACCTGAGCGTCCCTCGCTGCAGCCTCTTGCTTCATGGCCATCTCTTGGCCCTTCATCTGCAGCTCCGCCGCCTTCATCGGGTCCATCTCAGCGCCAGGCTGCCCGCCGCCGGCGTCCATCATGACCTTCTGCACGTCGGCTTGCGCACGCGCCTGATCGGACTGAGCCCGCAGCGTGCCGGCGTCAGCATTCTGCTTCTCGATGGCCAGCTTCGCCTTCGCGTACTGGACTTCCGGCGGCTCCGTCTGCTGCAGTGCAGAGGGTGGCACCATGAACTGCTGTGGGTTGCTCCAGCCCATCGCCTGCAAGGCGGCAGTGTCGATGGCGATGGGGTCGTACAGCGAGGGGCTCGCCTGCTGAAGCTGCTTCAGGCCCATGATCTTCATCATGCGCTGGGTCTGGCTGGACGTGTTCGGGTCGGCCTGTGGGACGAGATCGCAATCCTCAATCGCCTGCAGGAACGTCTTCTCATCCCACGGGTAGGACGCCTTGTTCTTACAGCGCCAGAAGCTTTCCGGGTTCTCTTTAAAGCAACTGACAATAAGCTTGAACTCGCTGGCCTGCGCCGCGTGCATCCGCTTGTGGACGCTGTTCATCACCTTCGTGGCCTGATCAATCAGCGCCAGCGTCGTGCCTACCGGAGCGTCCGCGCGCCCCTCGCCGACGGCCACTTCTGCGGTGCCCCCAACGCGCTGCCCGGTCTCAACCATGTTCTGGATGAGGTTCATCATGGCCTGCCCTGGCTCTTTGTATGGCAGCGGCATGATTGCCTGATTGAGCGGCATTCCGCCCGTCTTTACAAGCGCGCCTCCGCCTGGCGGAATGCGGAAGATGTTGGTGTTTTGGCGAGCGCCCGTGTCAGCCATAAGAAATCCGGGGAAGTTGGCGAACATGCCGGCGTCAAGCATCTCGCGCCATCCGGCGGTGACGGCGTTCGTCGTATTGCCAAGGATGTGAAGCAGGCCGATATCGTAAAAGCCAAACCCCGGCACGAACGTGTACTTAACAAAGTTCATACGGGTCTCGGGCAGCTCTTGCTTCGTCTCCTCGTAATTGCGAACGACGGACAGTATCTCCTTAGTCGAGACGTCAATCGTTACGCGATAGGGGATCTCGAGGCCGGTTTCCTTACCCTTCCACTTGTGCTCAAAGTTGTTGATGTTCAGCTCGCAATAGCACTCGTAGATCTCGCGGTCACGGTCGTCGGGGTTTGTTGCCATATCGACAACGCCTTGAGCCGAACGCTCCGCGCGCTGTAGGCTGTCAAGGTTGGCGGCCTTGGGTTGCGAAAGGTCAACGTCGCGGTACACGCCCAGAAGCTGTAGCCGCTTTACGGTTGACGGCTTGAGGTACGTGCGGTGCGTAATGCGCTTGGCGTTGCGTAGATCGGTGGCGCTGTTATTGACAATGAGATCGTCGGCATCGACCGTCTCGCTAACCGGCCTGTTGCGCAGTGGGCAGAAATAGATCTTTTTAAAGGCCGTCCCACCAAAGCCCAGCATCAGCAGCATCCGGTCAGTGTCAGGGTAATACTCGGAGGCCGTGTCAGTCAGGTAGTGGTTCAAGTCCCGCTCAAGCGACCGCGCAAGCTGGTCTTGCTGCAGATTGGCGTTGTTGTTGTCGTTGCGGACTTTTACGGGGCCGTCAGTTGGCAGCAGCTCGCTACGGGCGTTAGCCTGGAAGCGCAGTACGGCCTCCAACAGCAGCGGGTGGCGGACCTTGCTCATGCCCTCAACGGGCGCACCGTCGCCCGCACCAGAGAGGCCAACTGTCTCAAGCCGAAGGCCCAGCAGGCCAATGCCTGTCGCCCTGTCTTCAATCCACTCCTGGCGGCTTATGATGTCGTCATCAACGCCGCGCATCAGCGTGTCGGCAATGCGGTACAGTTCGGTGTTGTCGATCTCGTCGACGAGGTTGTCGAACCAGCCGCCGCCAATCTGGCCACGCGGCTCATTGAGTGGCTTCCCGTCGAGGCTGATGGTGACAGAGCCATCGTCGTGCTCGATGCGCAGGATGTTACCACTGGGGTCGATGTCGGGCAGGTCATTTCCCGCTTCGACGATTACCTCCGGGATGTCCGGCATGACGGGCTCAGGAAAGCCGGGAAGGCGGATATTCGGATTAACGAGGCCGGGTGTCGGCATGATTAGCCCTCTTCGGACAGTAAACGCTCAATATCCTCGACAAACAGCCGAAGACCTTCCTGTGCGGCTAGAGTATCAGAACGCGCCTGCAAGGTATAGACGCGGACATAATCATGGGGCTCTTCGCCCCAAACCTCCACTCTATACTTTCCAAGACAAAGATGGGAAGCGGGGCGATCTTCATCTACTACACATTTAGCAAGTATTCGCTGGCTCATAGCTTTCCGTACTTCTTTTCTATTTCTTTCAGAGTAATCCCTTTAATCTCGGGAAGACTAACTAAAGATGTGTCATTGATTAACTTTGACTTTATACTGGCAAAAACCTTGCTCAGTCTTGTGTTTTTACTCTTAGACATCTTTCTTTGTCTGATATTAACCATACCACACCTTGCCACTCATAGTATACTTAACCTGGATACAAGGGTTCCGGGGGGCGACCCCGGTGGCGCATCTGCTCGTCAATGTCGGCTATGCGTTCTGCCGACCGGGTGAGAAGGCCCAGATCGCGGAGGTGGCGCAGGGCTTGGCTTGTAGTGTCCACGAGATCATCGTGCTTGCCCTTTGGGAACACCTCGCACTGTCGAATGACAAGGTCGGACCAGTGGCGGTCGGGCGCGTACACCATGCCCTCGGAGAACAAGTGCTGGACTGAGTACAGCCGGGCCAGCTTATCGATGGCCCCCGGATTGATCAACTGAACCGCCCAGTCCTCGTGCCCGTACAAGCGACGCAGCTCTTGACTGACGCTCAAACCCGACGCCTTGCTCTCGATCAGCAAGCGGTCCACGCCGCGCTCCCGGCAGGTCTCTGCAACCTTCTGAACCAGTTCCGGCAGCTCAAGGCGTTCCTGCCACGCTGCAACCAGCATGACGCGCGGCGTTCCCTCCTGATAGACGCGCTCCGTCGCGACGAAGCCCTCCCCATCCCGGCGGGCCACGTTAGTCGCCTGAGCCACTGTGTTGTTGGACAAGAAGACGCCCCAGACTGTCAGTGCGCTGAAATCGTTTTCCTGCTTCGTCGTGTATGCAGTGTCGAGGCTCGCGACAACGAAATCCATCGGCGGAAACTCTGGCCTGTTCCACGGCTGCCACCAATCGACTTTGATAACGCCACCGCCGCGAGGCGTTGGCTGCTGCTGGAACTGGCCCGCACTGGCGTAGGGGCCCATCGCCCGCTCGTCGCGGTCGACGACCACTTGCGGAAAGCGCGCCGGGAACAGCAGCTCACCCTCTTCACTGCGAGGATCCTCCAACCCCAGCGCAGTGACGCAGTGGCGCGTCGGGTCGTAACGCATCGGCGGCATAATGTGATCGTAGCCGAGTTCTTTGTCGAGTATGACGCCGGACACATCCTGCTCGTGTAGCCGCTGCATGATGACGACGATGGCGCTGTGGATCGGGTCTGTGAGGCGCGTTGGAATAGCCTCGAGGAACGTCGTCACCTCGCTCTCGCGCAGGGCCTCGGACGAGGCGCTGTCGACGCTGTGCGGGTCATCGATGATCACCCTGTCGCCACGTATGCCGGTCAGCGACGTGATCGCGGTCGCGATGCGAAAGCCGCCGACCTCGTTTTGAAAGTTGAGCTTTTCGTTCTGGTCTCGGGCGAGGCTGACGCGGTCGCCCCATCTCGCCTGATACCAGTCAGATGTAATGATCTGCCGCATGCGGCGGCTGTCGCGCGCTGACAGGTTCTCGACTTTGTGCGCGGCGCAGACGTAGCGCAGGTGCGGCATGTTACGCGGCCCCCACTCCCACGCCGGCCAAAACACGTTTGTGATCAGGCTCTTCATCGTGCCTGGCGGCACGTTGACCAACAGGCGGTTGTAGGGTCTGTCGCTCAACTCGACGCCGTCAGTGATCGCTTCGAGATGCTGGCAAATAAAATCAATGTGCCAACCGTGCACGTAGGGCATGGCGGGCTCAATGATGTGCCAAGACTGGCGAATAAACTCGACGATGTCCTCCTCGCAAACGGCGCGCGAGATGTCCATGAGCTGACGCTCAATGTCGAGGGGCTGACCGTCGTAGTGGAGGATGGCTACGGTCATTTCACAAATCGACTAGCGCCACAGGGAACGTGACTGATCGTGAGATAATTTTCCTGCGCTTCAACATCGAACATGCACGCAAGGCGCAGCGCTTTGCGATGGCGTAGATGCTGTGAAAACACGAGACTACCGTCCGGCTCCTCGTAGCAATAGCCGTTGGCGTCGTCGAGTTCCGGCCGGCGCATCCAACCGTACTGGTAGTGCCAGCCGGTGCTGATCAGTTTGTCAGTCATCAGTGCACGAGCTTCCCATAGTCAGCATAACCGATTTCATGCGCAATAAATTCAGGTGTCAACTTAGTGGCATCATAAATTGATTTATAAGCATAGTTTGACGGGTCTTGGACATTACCGTCTGCAATCTCTTTGAGAGCGTGCATGAAAACAGCAAAGAGCGCCATCATAGACAAATGGCGAACAATGCGATCATTGTATTGATGACTGCTCACTGGTGCTTGAAATGCTTCATAGACAGCGCGCAAATCAGTACCTGTATCAATCGTAACGCCAACGGACTCCAATTTAATTTTCATCACTTTCCCCCTTTGCATTCTTCGCCGCCAGCAGCGCCTGCTTAAGCGCCTCGCGATGTTCGGGCAGCACCGCCCGAGAGTCAATTGTCAGGGCCTGCACCTGCACCGGGCCGCCGTTCGCGCCGGTCAGCTCGACCTGCGCCTTGTCCCCGTAGAACCGTGGCGCAAGCTTCATCGCGCGCCACTGTTTCGTCGAGATCTTGACCTTCATCGACTGGACGTTTTCCTCCGTCGTGTCCCGCGCTAAATTCTCGATCTCGTCCACGAGATAATCCGCCAATGCTTCGCGTGCGCGCGCGCACCGTTGATAAAATTCGGGGAAGCGGTCAAACCAAGCGTAGATCGTCACTCGCGGCGGCAGTCGCTCGTCCCGACAAATGTCAGTCAAACTCTCACCCTCAATCATCCGCCGCACGATCTCGTCGGCAACATGCTCGTCGTAATGTGACAAGCGTCCCGGTTTGCCGGGCAGAGGCTTCTCCGGCGTCGGCTTAAAGCGTGGCATTATTTCTGCTCCTTCGCTGGCTCCAGTGCGTCGCGGATGGCCTTGCAGGCCTCAGCGATGCGCCCCTGATTGACGCCGTAGAGCGCGGCGATGGTCGACTGGTCGACGCCTTGCACGAAGTAGGCCCACGCGGCGCAGATCTGCTGCTCGAAGTCGAGGGACGTCGGCTTATCGTCCGGGTTAAATCCCCTGCGCATTAGTTGTCCTCCTCAAGAGCGTCTTGGTATTCGTTCTCAAGATCTTCATCGAGTTTGTAATCGTCCTCAAGATCGTCCTCAAAATCGTCCTCAAAATCGTCCTCAAGATCGTCCTCAAGATCGTCCTCAAGATCGTCCTCGCATTCCTCGTCAGCTATGATTTCGGCAAGAATATCATCTTCATCCATCACTTAAACCCCTTCTATGGCGGCAGTCGCTTTCGTCAACTCGCTGAAGCCTAACACATTTCTCTTTTTTAGACAAAATGTCTTCTAGGGGTGTTGACACCGGAAATGGTTTCGTGCCATAAACAGTCATCGGCACACGCCGACCCACTAGGAGCTTAAAATGTCCAACGTCCTCGCCTCCCTCGCCAACCTCTCCACCCTCTCGCTGGCCGACCGCTACGCCATCCTCAAGGCCGACGCCGACGTCATTGCCAAGGCCCTTGACGCAGTAAAGGCCGAGATCAAGGCCACCGGCCTCGAGACCATCGAGGGCGAGCGCGCCATCGTCACTGTCTGCCTGTCGGAGCGCTCGACGCTCGACAGCAAGGCCGCCAAGGCCTTCCTGACCGACGAGCAGATCGCGTCCTGCACCAAAGTCACGCTGGTCGAGACCCTTCGCATCAAGCCGAAGGCTGGCGTCACCGTCTTGGCGTAACTCAAACGCGGGGCTCCGGCCCCGCCCATCAACTTAAAGGAGCAAAACATGAAGCCGATCAAAATTAGCGGCGGCGAAACCGCCGCATACGCAGCTTACGCCGCCGCCGCAGACGCCGCTTTGGCTGAAGTCAACGACGCCGCCACCAAAGCCGCCGAAGCCGCGACCCGCGACGCCGAAGCCGCCTACGCCGCCTACGCCA